AATTAGCTGGCTACATACAAGAGTATAATGGTAATAATTTTATTAAATTAAATATTAATATAAAAGATGAACCTGACCAGTACGGTAAAGATGTAAGTATTAGTGTAGATACTTGGAAGCCAGATGCAGAAGCACCTAAAGCTGAAACAAGTAATACTTCAAATGATTTACCCTTTTAAATATAATGAAGCAATCAAAGGTCTTAACAGCATTGGGTTTAACATCACAGGATATACAAAATATGTTGATGAATGGTTACACACTACAAGAGATAGCAAAGAAGTATAAAATAGAATACATTTCTTTAGTACAAGCATATAAGATACAAAAGAAAAATTACAAGTACATTGATTTTATACAACCTAAAAAAGAAGTGAAGGACATAAAAAAAGTGTCCTTTACTTTTGACAAACTATATACAGAAGAATCACTTAACGAAAAAGAGCTATTAGCATATTATAAATACGAACAAAAAAATAAAGCATATTATGAAACACAACAGCAACTTTGAATACGATTTACACTTAGGTGTATTAGGTGAAAAATTAGTTAAAGGAATTTTTAAAAATCCTGATAAAGTAGAAGTTAAAACAGATTTTAAAGCAAAAGACACAGGAAATGTATTTATAGAATATGAAAGCAGAGGTAAGTTAAGCGGTTTAGCAACTACTAAAGCAGAATGGTATTGCTTTGTTTTATCTAATGAAAACATAATATTTTTAAAAACAATAAAATTAAAAGAACTTTGCAAACAAAAAGGATTACCACGTCGTAAAGGTGGAGATGAAAACACCTCTAACGGAATATTATTACCAATCAAACAATTAATCAAATTATGAAAGAATTACCATATTTTAAATTTTATCCTAACCAATGGATAACTGGCTCAATATCATTTATGGACTTAGATGTACAGGGTGCATTTATGAAAGTTTGTTGCTATTACTGGAGCAAAGAATGTAAAGTTTCAAGAAAACAAATTAAAACATTAATACCTAAACAATGGAGCATATTAGTTGATGCAGAGTTATTTAAGATAGAAAACGAAACTATTAGCATTAAATGGTTAGATGAACAATATCAACAAAGGTTAGTAGAACACAAAAGAAATGTTAGCAATGGAAAGAAGGGTGGGTTAAGCAGGGCTAAAGCATTAAGAAAAAATAAAATAAGAAAAGATAATAAAGACCCTTATTTAACTACAACATTTATAAAATGATAGTTGATAAAGAAGATAACTTAAAATACTTATACGCTTTTAAAGAAGGTAAAATTAAACGTGGTTTAGGTATAGATAATGAATTAGATAATTGGTATGTCCACAAACGTGGTACGTTTACAGTAATAGTTGGATTGGACAACGTAGGTAAAACTTTTTTTATGTTATGGTACTTTTTATGCTTAAGTATAAAACACAATGTTAAATGGTGTATATGGAGCGGAGAAAATAGTTCAGGACAATTAACAAGAGATTTAATACAAATGTATGCACAATGTAAATTAACTAAATTAACCAAATCACAAATAGATAAATACAATAATAAAATTTCTGAATGGTTTACTTTTGTTAGTAATAAAAAAATGTATAATCATAAAGATTTACTTAAGATATTTAAAGAAAGTAATTGTGATGCTTGTGTTATTGACCCATTCACAGGATTAAACCACGACAGAAGAGTAAATCAATATGAACGTAACTATTTGATTTGCAATGACATAAGAGAGTTTTGTAACACAACAGGTAAATCAATATATGTAATGACTCACCCAATGACAGAATCAGCAAGAAGAGTTTATCCACCTAACCACGAATTTGCATCATACATACAACCACCAAGAAAATCAGATGTTGAGGGTGGACAAGTTTTTGCTAATAGATGCGATTCTTTTCTTTCGATACATAGGTTTACTAATTCACCTGAAAGCTGGATGATGACACAAGTAAGAGTAGAAAAAATAAAAGACAAAGAAACTGGAGGAACACCAACTTTAGATAAGCCACTATGTTTTGATTATAATAGTGGATTAGGTTTTACAATTGGTGGTAATAATGTATTAAAACAAAAAAAATGAAGATATTAAACTTATATGCTTGTTTAGGTGGTAACCGATACAAGTGGGATGAGGTAACAGATATAGAAGTGACTGCTGTAGAATTAGACCCTGAATGTGCAAGATTGTATCAAGAAAGATTCCCAAACGATAAAGTAATAGTAGCAGATGCACACCAGTATCTATTAGACCACTACAAAGAGTTTGATTTTATTTGGAGTTCACCACCTTGTCCAACACACTCAAGAGCAAGGTTTGCAAGAAGAAACACAACTTCATCATCTTATCCTGATATGAAACTGTATCAAGAGATATTGTTTCTTGACAAGTGGTTTAAAGGCAAGTATTGTGTAGAAAATGTAATTCCTTACTATGAGCCATTAATATTAGCAAAAAAAAGAGGTAGGCATTTATATTGGACTAATTTTTTATTACCAAATAAATTAAGTAATAGAAAAAGTTTAGATATGGAAAATATTAGAGGTTATGAATTATGGAATGATTTTCACGATTTTGATTTTGGAAAATATAAAGGAAAACAACACAGAATAAAAATCGCAAGAAACTTAGTTGACTATGAAGCTGGTAGAACCATATTAGAAACAGCTGTAGGAATAGTTAGAAAACAAAATGTAAACCAAACAGAATTATTTTAAAATAAAAACAATGAGATATAAATATGAAGATATAGAAAAGTTTTTAAAGTTTAAAACCTGGACTAATAAAGATAAAATAGATAAACTATTAGAAATAGATTGTAGTTTATATGCACATCTTGGCACAGATTCAACAAGAAGTGAAAAAGATGAAGTAAAAAGAAAAAGTTTAGAAATATATAGAACCATAAAAACATTAGATAAAAAGTTAGGTGATGAATTACTTTACTCAGAAGATTTAAAACAATGAATGATTTAGATTACACAATAACAAAGAACAAATTAGAAATATTGCTTCTAAAGGCACAAGAGGGTTTAAAGGTAGGTAAAGTAACACAAAGTAAATTAGAAGCGGTAGAAACCTTGCAAGACACTTTAAAATGTATGTTAGAGCTGAGGTTTACAATTGATGAACTAAATAAAAAACAAAGTTTGTTAACAATGCAAAATGTAAAAGCTTACAAAGAAACTGCAGAACTTAAGAAAAAATTTAATACTTTTAAAAAATAAACTATAAATTATGTATATAACATTATTATTAACTGTAACACATTTAACCTGTTTTATATTAGGTATAATAGTAACACACATCATTGAAAGAAAATTTAAATAAAAAGAAAACAAATGTTATTAATCTTAATACTCCTGTTGAGTATAACATTGCTCTATTGTGTAGGATATATCCTAATGATGCTGATTTAGGAGCTAAAATTAGAAAACATTTTCAAAAAATATGAGTTTAAATTCAAATCAAAAAGGCAAACGTTTTGAATTGCGAATTGCAAAAGATTTAGCAAAGAAATTTGATACTAATATTAGGAGAACGCCTAACAGCGGTGGTTTAAGTATTAAAGGAGATATAATGACAACAACTGGTATACTATCTGAATATAGTTGGGAGTGTAAAAACCAAGAGAAATTAAATATCTGGAAAGCATTAGAACAAAGTAAAGGAGATGCAAGAGGTACATTAAAAACACCATTAGTTGTATTTACTAAGAACTTTGAAAAAGATTATGTTGCATTACAATATGATGACTTTGTTAATTTACTTCTTGAATTAGATGAGTACAGAAGTAGATAATATACTACACATTCTAATAAGAGATGAAGAAACTTGGCTTAATATGGCTGAGGAAATAAGTAGCAGTAGCAAAGTACCAGCAAAAGATTTATTACACGATTTTTATATTGCTTTACATAGCAAAATAGATAGTGGTAAAGTAAAAATTAATGACATTCTGTATAACGATTCTTTAAATAAAGCGTTTATATATAAGATGATGCACAATATATTTATTGATAATATAAGAAATGATAAAGATATATTAATAGATAAAGAACTAAAAAACATTATAGAAGCAGATAATGAACCATACATTGATATAGAAAAAGTAGTTGATGAAATAGTAAATGAGTTTTACTGGTTCGATAGAAAGTTATTTAATTTATATAGAAAGAAATTCCATAGTATAAGAAAACTATCAGCAGCAACTAATATATCACACGTAGTTGTATGGAGAACTATAAACAATTGTATTAAAGAAATTAAAAAAAAAATTAATGAAAAGTAAAGGGTTAGGCGATACAGTAGAAAAGATTACAAAAGCTACAGGTATAAAACAAGCTACTAATTGGATATTTGATAAGTTGGGTAAAGATTGTGGATGTGATGCAAGAAAAGAAAAATTAAATAAATTATTTCCATATAAAGTAGAATGTTTAAATGAAGAAGAGTATATATATCTTAAAGGTTTCTTCTCAATAAATAAAAACATAGTAAACAGCATAGAACAAAAAGAACTATTAACAATACACAACAGAGTATTTAACACCAACAAAAAACCATCAAGCTGTGGCAGTTGTGTTAAAGATTTAGTTAATACTATGAAAAGATTATATAATGAATATGAATACGAAAGAGAAAGTAAAAGCAATTGAAAAAAAGCTATTAATGTTTTTAAACAAATACAGCACAAATACAACAGCAAATGTCAAAAGAAGATATAGTAAAACACCAATGGACAAAAGGTAAATCTGGTAATCCAAAAGGCAAACCAAAAGGTGCTAAGAATAGAAGCACAATAATCAAAGAAATACTTAACTTAATGGTTAAAAAAGTTGATGCAGATGGTAAAGCAGTTTGGCAAAGTAAAGAGTATTTAATGGTTGAGGCATTAGTTAATAAAGCTATTGATAAAGGTGATGTAAATGCTTTTAATGCTATATATAATAATTTGTATGGTAACTTAAAAGATACTGTTGATTTAAATACTACAGAAGAAGTAAATCATGATTTCAGAAGTATCATTTCAAGGATTAAAGCTCAATAAAAAATATTTAGTATTAGATGAATCATTTGCAAGGTACTTTATTGTTACTGGTGGTAGAGGTTCAGGTAAATCATTTGCAGTTAACTCTGTGCTTTTACTATTAACTTATCAAGCTGGGCATACTATACTATTTACACGTTATACGCTTAGGGCTGCAAGCATTAGTATTATACCTGAGTTTATAGAAAAGTTAGAACTGCTTGGAGTTATTGACCAGTTCAAAATAACAAAGGATGAGATAATAAATAAAGGCAATGGCAGTAAGATAATATTTAGAGGTATTAAAACAAGCTCTGGAGACCAAACAGCAAATCTTAAATCATTGACTGGTATTACTACGTGGGTAATGGATGAAGCAGAAGAATTAAATGATGAAGATATATTTGATAAAATAGATTTATCTGTTAGAAACAAAATACAAGAGAATAGAGTAATATTAATATTAAACCCAACAACTAAAGAACATTTCATTTATAAACGTTGGTTTGAAGATAGAGGTGTTGCTGCTGGTAGTAATTTAACTAAAGAAGATACTACCTATATTCATACTACATATTTAGACAATATAGACAACCTTTCAGAAAGCTATATTAATCAGATTGAAACAATGAAAGTAAGAAGACCAAACAGATACAAGCATACAATAGAGGGTGCTTGGTTAGATAAAGCTGAGGGAGTTATATTTACTGATTGGGGTATAGGAGAATTTAAACAAGTAGGCAAAGTTGTATTTGGACAAGATTATGGTTTTAGCAATGACCCATCTACATTAGTTAAAACAAGCATAGATAAAGAGAATAAAATAATATACATTCAACTATGTTTCTATCAAACTAAATTAACTACAAGCGAAATATTACAACTAAATAAAAAGTTTGCAGCAGATAATTTAATAGTTGGAGATTCAGCAGAACCAAGATTAATAACAGAACTTAGTAGAGATTGTAATGTAGTACCAGCTATTAAAGGACAAGGAAGTATTACATTTGGTATTAGTTTACTACAAGATTATGATTTAGTAATAACTGAAGATAGCACAGAATTAATAAAAGAGTTAAATAACTATTGTTGGTTAGAAAAGAAATCACAAACACCAGTTGATAATTTTAACCACGCTATTGATGCGTTGAGGTATGCAGTAAGCTACCAATTACAGAATCCAAACTTAGGAGAATATCACATTTATTAAATATTATGAAACTATATAAAGGAGATTGCTTAATTGAAAGCGATAAAATAGAAAGTGGTAGTGTTGATTTGATATTAACGGACTTACCTTATGGCACTGTAAAAGATATTAAAAACGTAAATCACGGAATGAGTGGAAAATGTGAATGGGATGAAGTAATTAATACTAACGAAATTTACAAAGTAGCAAACAGAATATTAAGAAAAAATGGTAAAATGGTTTTGTTTGCTCAACAACCTTTTACAAATGAATTAATAAATAAAGCTATTCCAAACATTTCTTTTTCTTATTGTATGATTTGGGAAAAAGACCACTTTGCAAATGCTTTAACTGCCAAAAAAGCACCTTTAAATTACTATGAAGATGTTTTGGTTTTTATTAAAAGCAGTTCTGGTAAAAACAATAAAATTAAAGATTATCTAATAAAAGAAAAAAACAAGGCTTATAATAAAGGGTGGACAGATAAAACGTTAAGACAATTATGCGAGGTTAGTTTAAAAGGTGGTGGTTTGCTATGTCATTACTGGGGTGTTGGACAATGGATGATGCCAACACAAAAAAGGTATGCTAAACTGCAAAAAACAGGATTCTTTAAAAAACCTTATATTGAACTTAAAAAAGAATATAAAAAACTTGAATCAACTTTTAACCTATGGGAAGGCAAAAAATACAAAAGCAATATATTAAAATACAAAAAAGATTACAACGGCTACCATCCAACACAAAAACCAGTTTTATTATTAGAAGATTTAATTAAAACATTTAGTAATGAAAATGATTTAGTAGTTGATTTGACTATGGGCAGTGGAAGCACAGGAGTAGCCGCTAAGTATACAAATAGAAACTTTATAGGAATAGAACAAGATGAAAACTATTTTAAAATAGCTCAACAAAGAATAAAAGAAACTGAATATAAATTGTTTTAATTATAGCCCTGCTTAAGCTACCCTTAAGCATTTAGATAAGATAAGAAAAGATAAGATATATAGTAATTTTTATTATATTTGAAATAAGCAAATTATAGCCAATGTTAATTTGCGTTTTGGTTTAAAGTAGGTAGTCGGCAAAAGAGCGTTACCTACTTTTTTTTATATTTGTATATAACGATTCAAGAATTTAAACGTTTATATATAAATGAAGTTAACTATTAACATACCAGAAACACTTAATGAAGTTACTTTAAAGCAATACCAAAAGTGGTTAAAGATTGCTGAGGGTAAAGAACTGGATTCATTTCTACAACAGAAGATGGTAGAAATATTTTGTAATATACCACTTAAGCAAGTATTACAAATAAAAGCTACTGATATAAACAATATCTGCGAAGAACTATCAAAGCTATTTAATAATGAACCTAAGTTTATTGATAGGTTTACTTTAAACGATAAAGAGTTTGGTTTTATACCAAAGCTGGATGATATTAGTTTTGGTGAATATGTAGATTTAGATACTTACCTTGCAGATTGGGAGCTTATGCACAAAGCAATAGCTGTTTTATATAGACCAATTACCTATAAAAAGAAACAACAGTATTTAATAGAAGAATATGAAAGTTCTGAAAAATACGATATGTCACAAACAACATTAGATATTGTATTTGGAGCAATAGTTTTTTTTTACAGTTTAAAGAACGAATTACAGAAAACTATCCTGAACTATTTAGCAACACAGAAGGAGATAGAGCTACCTCAGCATCTGCAGGATTCTCTGCTAAATGGGGATGGTATCAATCTATCTACGGACTTACTAATGGAAACATTCTCAAATACAATGAAATTACCAAATCAAAACTACACACTTGCTTAATGCACTTAGCATTTGAAAAAGATAAATATGAATTAGAACAACAGATATTAAAAAGAAGCCAAAGATGACAAAGCAAGATATATTAGAAGAGTTAACTGAAAGGAATTTATTAGTTAAGAACGACCATATTATTTTAGTTGATGGCTTTGAACAAGCGTTTTTAGGTATTACAGCAAATCATCCAGTACAAGCAATTTACGATTATTGGATATGTTTAGATTTATTAATACAACGTGATAATATGGACTTTGATAATGCTATTGATAGCTTAGATGAATTTATAGAACAAGATTTAGGTAATCACACACCAAGATATATAAAAGTAATATGAATAGTTTTTATAACATAATAGATAAGATAAAAGAAGTAGTTTCAGCAGAACCATTTAACAATGAAATAACTTTTGGAGATATAGCTGATATTGATTTAAAGAAACAAAGTTTATTTCCATTAGCTCATATAATGGTTAATAATATGAATATAGAAGAGCAACACGTTACTTTTAATATTACTTTATTTCTTATGGACTTAGTTGATATAAGCAATGAACCAGATACTACATTATTTTTAGGTAATGATAATAGGCAAGATATATTAAACACACAAGCAGCTCTTGCTACAAGGGTTATAAGAGTGTTACAAAAAAGTGATTTATATAAAGACCAATTTCAGTTAATAGGCACAGCAAGTTGTGAACCATTTACAGAGCGGTTTGATAATATGTTGGCTGGATGGGCTATTACTTTTAATGTAGGTGCTAAGGATGAAATGACTTTTTGTTAATGAGTTATTATAGACGAGCCATAGAGAAATATGCTAAGTACGTTATTGAGCAATCAAAACAAAACTTAAAGAAACCAAAGAAACCTTTTGGACAGTTAACAAATACAACTGGTAAGTTATCTAATAGTTTAGAGTATAGAATTAAAGGAGATAAAATTTCTTTCTTAAGTGAAGATTATGGACAATTTATTGACATAGGGGTAAGAGGTTCAAAAAGCTCTTATCCTCAAACTGCTCAAGCACAAACAAAAGCAAAAGAACATTTTAAATTTAGAACAGGTCCGCACAGCTCAGTTTTTGACAAATGGATAAAACAGAAAGGAATTAAGGGAAGGGATAAAAAAACAGGTAGATTTATAACTAACAAATCACTTACATATTTAATAGCAAGAAGCATAGGACAAAAAGGAATTAGAGCAACATTATTTTTTACAAAACCATTTCAAAGAGGGTTAGATTTATTTGGAGATGAAATAGCAGAAGGTTTTATTAAAGACAAAATAGGAATAGAATGAGTACAATAATAAGAACAAGAAGCCCATTTTTTATAAGAACACCACAAGAAACAAGTAGCAGTTTAAGTTACTTTCAAATTAACATAACTGTGTTTGGTGGTTTAAGTTCTTCTACTGAAGTTTGTGATGATTTGTATGCAACTTATGCACTACAAAAGAAACCACTTGGAAGCGAAGATTCTGTTACTGTAGATATAAGTGAAATAGTAAATGACCATTTAGAGCAAATATTTACAGGAACTTATTCTGCATCATCTGCTAAAAGTTCTATTTGGGTAACTGTAGCAACATCAGCAAGACAATCAGATGGACAAATAGTGCCAGATACTTCAGTAACATCAAACACTTACTTAGCGCAAGAGGGTTACAATAAATTTAAAGAGGGTGTTAACTATACAACAGAACCAATTGCAATGATTAGTAGTAATTACATTCAATATCATTTAGGCAGTACAGTAACAATACCAGTTAATGTTGAAAGGGTTACTTCTGTTCAATGGCGTTCTGGTACTGGTGTTAGAGAAACAGATTCATTTACTGATAATGGTAATCAAAATCAAAAAATTCAGTATGCACAATTTACCAGCACAACATTATTAGATAATGCTTTAGTTACTTATGATAGTGGTAGCACCACTACAATTACATTAGCACCTACAGAAGAATGTAAATATCCTGTAAATAAAATAACATTTGTAAATAGATGGGGAGCAATGCAAGATTTATTTTTCTTTAAAAAATCAGTAGATAGTTTAGAAAGCAAAAGTGAAAGTTTTAATAGAAGTATATTTGAAGCAAGAGCAGTACAATTAGACCCACCAGAAGAACCAGGTGGAGATTGCCAAGAATCTTTAACATTTAACACTTATTCAACTACAGAACACGCCAAAAAAACATTCAATGCAAATGCTACAGAATCTGTACTCTTAAATAGTGGTTTTGTTAATGAGTTAATGAACCCATATTTTGAGGAGTTAATGGTTAGTGAAAACATTTGGCTAACTGATTCAGATAGTGTTATCTATCCAGTTAATTTAAAAGAAAGCTCATTTACTAAAAAAACAGGTTTAAATGATAGGTTAATAAACTATACAATGAACTTTGAAAAAGCATTTGATTTAGTAAACAATATTAGATAATGCAGAAGTTAATTCTATACATACAACCACAATTAACAAATACTAATACAGCTCAAGATTTTGTTAGAGTTGATTTAATGGAAGAAGAACTTATTTCATTAACTCAAGTTATTCAAGATGTAAGTGATATTGATAAATTGTTTACTGATTACAGTAGAACTTTTAATCTACCAGCAAGTAAAACCAATAACAAGATTTTTAAACATTGGTACAATCCAGACATACAAGGTTTTGATGCTAATATATTTTGTGAAGCAAGAATAGAACTAAACCACTTGCATTTTAGATTTGGTAAAATACATCTTAATGAGGTTGTATTAAAACACAATGAGCCATCAATGTATAAGGTTACATTCTTTGGTAATACAGTAACATTTAAAAATAAGATTAATGAAGACCAGCTTTCAGATTTAGTTTGGTTAAATAATTTTAATCATAATGCAGATGCTACTTACATTAAAGATGCTTTAGAGAATGGAAAAGATTTTACTATTGATAGTGTAAGTTATACTAATGCAATTATATATCCATTAATAGCACACTCACAAAGTTATATCATAGATAATTCAGGCAATCAATCTAATGGTTTAAATATTTCTGCAACAGGCTCTAACTTAACACAAAGAGGAGTTTTACCAGAAGATTTAAAACCAGCTATACCAGTAAAGAATATTATTAAAGCAATAGAACAGCAGTATAATATAACTTTTAAAACAAGTGAGTTTTTAGATTCTGCTGCTATGAATAATTTATACTTTTGGTTACATAGAGCAAAAGGTAGAATTACAGGAGATTTAGTTGTAAGTTTAGATGATAGTAGTTTTACTTGCACATCAGCAACAGCTAACTGTACTCATTTTAATGGTATATCATATCCTGAAGTAGATTTTAGTAATGGTACTTATGCTTTTACCCAACCTGTTGCAATAGGAGTTCAATATCATCAAGGTTATTTTTTTCAAGTTAATATAACACCTTCATCAAGTACAATACCTTATTCAATTGAAATTGTAGATAGTTTAACAGATACTATTGTTGCAAGTGCTAATAACTTATTAGGAACACAAAGTCATTCAATTGGTTATGGTGATTCATACTCTAATGCCTTAGATATAAATGAATCTAAAAGGTTATTTGCAAGGGTTAGAAGTGTAGACCCTATTACATTTGCTGCAACTATACAAATTAGACACAACTATAAAGATAATGGCAACTCATCAACAGGAACTGGTTCTAATAGATTTGAAAGAGATTTTACAGCTAACTTTTCAAGTGCATCTTCAAGTATTGTAACAAGTGCTACAATAATAATTACAGAACAAATACCAAAAATTAAAATTAAAGATTTTTTAAATGGTTTGTTTAGAGCATTTAACTTAACTGCTTTTGTAGATTTTGATGATAAAATAGTAGTTAGAACTTTAGATAATTATTATGCTGGTGGAGATACTTTTAATATTACAGAATTTGTTAAAACTGATGAACATACAGTTAGTGAAGCACTACCATTTTCAAATGTAGATTTAGAATACTCAGAACCTAAAAGCATACTTGCTCAAACTTTTTTGAGTATGAATAATAGAAGATATGGTGAGTTAAACTACATAGGAGATGCTTCTAAAAAGAATGAGTATAAAATTACTTTACCATTTGAACATATGTTGTTTGAAAGATTACAAGACAAAACAAGTAATGCACTAACCACAGTTCAAGTTGGTAGTTTTTTAGATGATAATTTAGAAGCAAGTATAGGGCAACCACTTTTATTTTATGCTATCTATCAGCAAAATGTTTCTACATCAATTAACTTCTTAGAAAGCACAAGGCCAGAAACTTATGCTGCCTTATGTCCAACAGGAACAAATCATTCTTTAGATGACTATTGGATTCCAAGCGCGTGCAATGAATTAGGAACTGCATCAACACCACCAACACATAACTTAAACTTTGGTAGTGAGATAAACACATTTACACTTACTGATTA